GATCTACAAGTCAATGAACATCCCGTTCTTTGGCAACTACGGTGTTAAGTACGGTGGCGCTGTCACCACTCCTGGTAACACAGGTGACTTCATCGGTAGTGACACTGCGCTTGAAGATGGCGGTGGTGTTGCCGGTATGAACAACAACTACGGTGAACAGAATTCCTTTGATACCACTTGTGGTCTCGTGTTCCAACGCGAAGCTGCTGGTGTTGTTGAGGCAATCGGTCCTCAGGTCCAGGTGACCAGTGGAGACGTAAGTGTTCTTTATCAAGGTGACGTAATCCTCGGCCGTATGGCCATGGGTGCAGACTTCTTGAACCCTGCTGCTTGTGTCGAGCTGTATGCAGGTTCTTCTGCTCCTGCTGCGTTCGGTGCTACCTACCCAGCAAACGCTTAATTTTATTCAACTATGGGGATCCTTCGGGGTCCCTTTTTTTTACTTATATGACTACTCCCTCTACGATTTCACTCGATACCGAACTATCCGCAGTCAACTCAATTCTGGGGAGTATCGGTCAAGCCCCAGTCAACACTCTTGACTTCACCAACCCTGAGATTTCATTCATTCACAACCTGGTACGTGAAGTTAATATCGATGTCCAAAATGAAGGCTGGTCTTTTAACTCTGAATATAACTACAAGTATTCACCTAACATTGATGGTCACTACATCATCTCTCCTAATGTAATTAGGTATGATGTTACTGATGGTCAGGACATTAAAACTACAGACGTAGTTAAAAGGAATGGCCGCTTGTATGACAAGTACAACCATACCGATGTTTTCACTACTGACCTTTATTTAGACGTAGTGACTCTGTATGAGTTCAACGACCTACCGTCTGTATTCCAGCGGTACATCATTCTCCGTGCAGCAGGTCGTGCTGCTACTCAACTAGTTGCTAACCCTGAACTGGTAGAGCTACTCGGTACACAAGAGGCACAGTCACGTGCAGCTTGTATGGAATACGAATGTGATCAAGGTGATCACACCTTTATGGGTTGGCCTAATGGCACGTCCTATCAAGCATATAAACCACATCATGCACTAAGGCGCTAATGACAAGTATCACTCAAACAATTCCACAATTTTTTGGCGGCATCTCACAGCAGCCTGATGAGCTAATGCTTCCGGGTCAAGTGAAAGATCTACTGAATGGTGTACCAGACATTACAGAAGGTCTAGTTAAACGTCCTGGTTCACGCTATCTAAATTCGTTGAGTGGTGCTACAAGTACTGGTTCTTGGTTTAGTTATTATCGTGACCAATCTGAAGGTGCATACATAGGGCAGGTGCAGACAAACGGATCAGTCAATATCTGGAAGGTAAATGATGGTGCTGTACAGACAGTAAGCGGTGACGTAGCGCCTTACTTAAGCCATAGTGCTAACTCTAATGAGCTTAAATTTCTTACCGTAGCTGATACCACGTTTGTCACTAACACTTCTACAACCGTTACTCAAACCGCTAATCTTTCACCAGAACGGGGAGTATCAGTTAACAGAGCAACTAGAGATTATCAGGCTTTTGTTGAATTAAGACAGGTTTCTTATGGACGTGAATATAGCTTTGATGTTTCTACGCCAACCGGTGGAAGTACTTTTATAGGAGGCAATTCTAGTCGTGGTCGTGTTACCAAAATTACTGTTGGTTCATACGGCTTTCCTACTATTACTCGTGGTGCCAATACTGGTGGTACCTTCCAAGGAATTAGTCCTGAGCTTCAATATCAAGGTTCAGAAGTTCTTACTGTTTCTGGTGGTACTGGATCAGGAATGGTCATTAGACTTACTGTTACAGGTCAAGTCCAAGTATCAGAGAATGCAGGCACTACAGTAGATGGTGACGAATATGTCGGTGTCTATAATGTAACTGCTGAGTTACTCTTCGGTGGTAATAATTATGCTGTTCAGGCTGGTACAGTTAACACCAATGCTCCTTTTGTACGATTAAAAGGACAGACCTACTATATTAATATTGACGAGATACAGCCTATTGAAGCTAAACATGATCGTGGTACTTATAGACCTGATCCAACTAGCTTTAATCCTAATACTCATATATCTGCCGATACTATACTTGATTTAGATGCAGCTAATGCTGCGCTAACTATGGATAATATCGTTAAGATTGGCAATGGATTTTTTATGGCATCTGCAACGCCATTCATTGTGTCAACTGCACAGCCTGATCTTTGGAGAATAACAACAACTGAAGTCAACGATGTAACTGAATTGCCACGTCAATGCATAAATGGCATGATCGTTAAGGTTGTTAATAGTAGTGACTCCCAAGAGGATGACTATTATTTAAAGTTTGAAGGGCAGTCTGGTGGTGATGGTCCTGGTAAGTGGGTAGAGACTATTGCTCCTTCTGAATCTGGGAATGATATTCATACTTCATTTAATCAACAAACTCTTCCTATTAAGATTCAACGTCTAGCTAACGGTACCTTTCAGGTTAGTTATGTTGATTGGGACAATAGGCAAGTAGGTGATAACAATACCAATCCGTTCCCTACATTCTTAGGCAAAAAAATTTCTCAAACTTTCTTTCATAGAAATCGTCTTGGGTTCTTATGTGAAGACAACATAATTCTTAGTCAGGCTGATGAGATCTTTAACTTCTTTAATAATACTGCACTTGTAGTTTCAGGTAATGATCCTATTGATATTCAATCTAGTTCTACTCAGCCTACTAGGTTTGTTGATTGTATTGAAACTAATACTGGCCTTGTTGTCTTTGGTGAGACGCAACAATTTATGTTGCACACCGATAGTGATTCATTGACACCTGATACTGCTAAGTTATCTAACATATCTACTTATAGATATAGTCCTGATACTTCTCCAATTAGTTTAGGTACAACCATTGGCTTTCTTGATACTGCTGGTACATACTCTCGTTTCTTTGAGATGTTTGATATTAAGCGGGAAGGTGAGCCACAAATCATTGATCAAACAAAGGTTGTATCAAAACTAATTCCAAACACTGTAGATCTAATTTCTAACAGCAGGGAAAACAGTACTATTTTCTTTGCCGAATCAGGTCAACCTGACATTTACATGTATCGCTATGTTTTTGCAGGTAGCGAACGTATCCAGACTGCCTGGTATAGATGGAGGTTACCATTTAACCTTGCTTATATTTTTGTTCTTGATGATAACCTGTATTTAATTTCATCTGATTATAAGCTTCTTGTAATTAATTTACAGGATCGTGTTGTCAATCCTTCTTTAGATGATTTTGCACCTGGTATTGGATTCTTTGGAGATGATCGTGATTATCAGATTCATTTAGATTCTTCTCAATTTGTAACCTCTGATTCATACGATAGCGCTACTAATACCACTCGCGTTTTGTGGCCTGATCGTGTTGGAGTTGGTCAACCTGCTGTTGTTGATAAAGATACCGGTGAGGTATTTAGGTTTAAAGAAACTGATGGTAGCTACCTTGTTTTCCATGGGAACTTCGGTGCAGAGACAGTCCTTATTGGTTGGCTCTTATACTTCAGTGCTTCACTACCTAAATTCTATGTACGTAAGAAATCAGGTGAAAAGACTACGTCTGACCTTACTGCTTCTCTTGTTATTCAACGTATGCATCTACACTTCGGTGATGTAGCTCACGTTAATGCAAAGGTTAACTTACGTAATAACCAGATGGTGCCTAATAAATTTACTCAAACCCCAATGGACTGGTACAAGGCCAATAAAGGACCATTTGTGGATGAGTATTCATACACAGTACCTATCTATCAGCGTAACTCTAATTTTAGGGTTGACGTAACATCATTCCATCCAGGTCCTTCTACCCTACATTCATTGACATGGGAGGGTGATTACACTCCTATGAATCATAAACGTGTCTAAGATTATCCATCCAATAACTATGCAGGCTGCCTATGAGGTGGCCTGTAACTTACGTCCAGAAGATTACAGAGAGGTAGTGGAGGGACATGGACATGACCCAAAGCTCACTCTACCTATAGGTGCTAAGCAAACAGACTCTGTCTATTTCACGTCACCTACAGGAGTGATCGCTGGTGTAGCTGGTGTAGGGACTGAAGGAGAAATCTGGATGTTATGTACACCTGCCATATCTACATTTCCTATTACGTTTGCACGGGAAGCTAAACGCTATATCGAAAGCCGACCTGAAGAGTTGCTTTGGAACATAGCAGATAAACGTAATACAACACACCTCAAGCTTCTCAAGTTCTTGGGTTTTAAG